GTTGGCGAACGCGCCAGTCATTGCATCAATGGATTGCTGGATAATGTTTTGACGATTATCCGCGGCGGCTTGTTCAATTTGTGCGGCTTTATCGGCATATTGCGTTTGGATGTCAAGAAGGTTTTGCTGGTGAGTGGTTGTAGCGTTCTCGACTGCCGTGTTGTAATTATCTTGAGCCGTAGCCATAGCATCGTCGTATTTTTGGTTAATGTCAGCAACGCTTTGATTGAAGGTTTCGTTAGCGTTTGCGATGGCATCATCACGCGTAGCAGTAGCGGCATCCATCTTTGTTTGACGATCAGTAAGAACCGCGTTCATCTGATCCTCTAGCTTTACGGCTTCATCGTTGTATTTCTTGATTTCCGCGTTGCGCTTGGCTAGTGCTTTAGCAGTCGCAGTAGCAACTTTAGATGTTCCCCCGCCTGGGACTTGACCGCTTACATCAAGAGAACCGCCGCCCGAAGTTGCGCCACCAGATAAGTCGCCAGATGAGCTACTAAAAGAAATCTTTTTATTTTTTAAAGAGTCCAAGGTGTTAGCAAATCCGTCAATTTTCTTTTTAGCAGAGTCGAAAAAATTGCCTACATCTTGCGTTCCCTCGTTAATCATCTTGAGAGCCGCCTTAGCCCCGCCACCTACGAACGGCAGGTGAGATAACGCTCCGAGGAATAACTTGAGAGGCCCCGACTCGATTTTAATAAAGGCTGTTACTAAATCGCCAAGCGCGCCAATAACCCAACCGACTGCTTCGACAACCGCTTTCATCACATCTACAACGATGTCGCGGAAAGTCTTGCTGTGGTTCCAAGCCACAACAATCGCGGCAATTAACGCGCCAATGGCGAGAACGATTAGGCTAATAGGGTTGGCATTTAACACAACATCTAGGGCTGCTTGAACTACTGACCATGCTTTAGTGGCAAGAACTACTGCTCCAACTATGCCAACCAAAATTGTAAGTTCGGGCAAAATAGGCTTGATGACATTTAAGACATCGCCAAAGATTTTCATAAGATCAGTAAGAACTGGAAGTAACGCCCCGCCAATAGTTTCTTTAGCGGCTTCCATCTTTGTTTTGATTAACTCCATCTGACCCGCGTAAGTCTGGAGATACGCCTGTGCCTGACCGCCAATTTTCTGATTTAACTCATCCATTGCTTTGGCGATTGCTTGGTTTTTAGGCAGGGTTGTATCTAGGGTAATACCAAATTCCTTGAAGGCTTTGGCTGAACCAGTTGTAGCTCTAGAAAGAGTACTTGCTGCTTCGCCAAGTGTTTCATGTTTAGCGCGAGCGAGGTCAGCTGCTAACGCCATTAACTTTTGCGATTCAGTTACCGATCCAGTTGCCGTTACAAGGGTGGTCATTGCGGCGCGTGTATCGTTGCCGGTAAAGGCAAGGTTCTCCATCGCTGTAACTGACTTTTCAACTGCCGCGCGATTAGCCTCGGTATTGACTTTGGCGTTGTTCATTGCTGTTGCTAATTGAACAGTTGAAACCTGAGCATCTTCGGCGGCTTTTACGGAACTTTCAAGGAGTCCTGTTAATTTTTGAACACCTGCCGTCATTAAGTTTCCAGCAAATACGCCACCCATTACAGTTTTGAGCGAACTAAACTTGCCTTCTTGATCCTTAGCGGCGTTGCCAACTTTTCCAAGTTCGGAGGTTGCTTTATCTACTGCGCTTGTAAGATTGCCGAGAGCAACCTGGATGTCAATATTTAATGGAGGAATATCACCTGCCACTCTAAACCCCCATCGCTGCTCTTAGAAATCCTGCTGCAATCGTCTGCGCTTTACCCGTTGCAATGAGATTTTCACGCGCAGGAGTCATATATGGGTATTTTACCCCATTCCAATTAGATGAGCCTTGCTCTACTGCTCTAGCGTATTCAGCTCCAGATTCAACGCTTGCGACATAAACGCCAAATCCCCTATGGCTAACTGGCTTGGCAATAATGTTTCTAAAGAGATTGCCCGTTGCGATGTTTGGGCCTTCTCCATCTCTAGGGCCGATGTGAGGGTTGTGCCGAAGTTTGTTGTTTTTCTGAATAGGTGGATTAGGGGTTTCGCTGGCAATCTTGCGGGCATCAGTCCAGAGAGCAATAGAGATTTCCCTAGCGGCTAAACCACTAGCCTTATCCATGCGATTTTGCCATGCCTTCAAAGCTGCTAAGACTTCAGGCAGGTTGTCGCTCACTAGCTCTCCATCTTTTCAATTTTCACTTGCTCAATGGTATCGGCAATCGCTAACAACCATTCAGCCCGAACTGCTGGCAAATTATCTACTTGGTCGGGAGTCCAACCAAACTTGTCCGCAAATCTAAAGTAAAACCATTCCTCATCTGGATAATCAAAGTCTGCATTTCTTTGGAACCCTTGAAATAAACTTTTGAGTCTTTCTAACTTTCTAAAGGGCTATCAGGATTTAGGCGGTTGAGGTCTGTGTCTTGAAGTTCAGGGAATATCGCCTTGATGTAGTTTTCAGTTTCTTTAACGAGCAGAGAATAATCGGGAATTGGCAACTCCTCGATTGAGTCCTCTTTAACTGAAGGGATTAGAAGATCGTATGACCAATCCTCGATGATTGCGGCAATGAGCGCGTTGCTGATAGCAATTCCGCGTTCTGCTGCTGACCCACCATCACCGGCTTTCATAATCCGATTGCGGTCTTTAACTTTCAATGTGCTTGGGTCTTTGAGGGTAACTGTTGCGCCCGATGGGAGTGTTAATTTTGCCATAATGCCTCCTAGTAAGTGTGCCTTCTGATTATCTTAGCAAAGATAGGCAATGGGGGGATTCACGAAGGCGGGCAAATCAACCCCCATTGCGGTCTATGGGTTAAGCGACTGAAGTGGTTACTGCGTTCTTGATAACCCACTTAATAGGGGAGTATCCGACAGATCCAGCATCGGTCAGGTTTCCTTGTGCGTTGAAATCAACAAGGACTTCGACAAAATCCTTAGAGCGTTCAATGACGGCGAGTGTGTATGCGCCCTTTGTCATTGTTGCTTGGATTGAGGTTTGAGTCGCACCTGTTCCCGTAGTCCAGTTAAAGACGAGAGCAGGTTGGGTGTTTGATAGGTAGTTGGTAAGTTGTGTGTCATTTTCCATGAGGAAAGTAGCCTTACCGGTAACCTCTAGCGCACCGAGGAACACTTGATACGGAGTCTGCACATTTGAGATTCCATAAACGGGGGTTACTGGTCGCTTTAGATCAATGTTTCCGTCTGTATTATTGGAGATTGTCGTTCCAGCAACGCTAACTGTTCCAGTCCATACAACGCTTGGGAGAACTGTTGAGAAAGATGGGGTTGGAGTTGAAGCTGTGGCTGACTGCCAGCCTGTTGATTTCGCGTCATATTCGAGAAGTCCATCTGCGTTCCATTTGAGGGAGAAATCGCTGAATTGATGTCCTGTCCATGAACGAACGCCCGCGCCATAGAAATCAAGCAAGGTATAGGCAGAAGGCTGTGCATCTGCGCCAGAAGTCGCTGAGTTCTTTAGAGAGAGGGTGTGAACATAAGGGGCTGATCCTGAAACCACATCTTCACCGAGAACTCCGGCAAGAGGATAGATAACGGTATCGGCAAATACAGATCCACCGAAATCAAAGGTTGAGTGAACGCGACCTTGTAGGTATGCGTAGCTCTTTACGAGCGATCCACGCAAGCCCTCGTCATAGAGAGGTGTAAATACATCTTGAGGCTTGAGGCTGGAGGCTGTAACGGGAATGTACGCGGTAGGTGTTGTGACCGCTGTTCCTTTTGTTGTTTCTTTAGCAATGCCTACATACGAACGGTGGGTATTTTGTAGTGCCACTTACTCACGCTCCTTGCGTTGTGTCAGGCGCGGCTGACGGGGTTGGTGTTTTCTTTGGTGCAGAAGCGAGAGTTACATCGGCAGAAATAATTTCGTCTTGCGAGTCGAAAGTGTCGCCTGGCTTAATGGTTAGACCGAGCGTAGGAAACTCCTTCACTTCATCGCCATTGTATTGATAGGTTGCCATTGCTCTCCTAAGCCTGAATCATTTGGGTTACATCGAATCGAATCTCTGCAAAGGTTTCAGTTGCTCCGTTGTCAGAAGTAACTGGCTCCCCATATAGACAATCAATCGCCGGTTCTGCGCCTTGCCAGACATTAACTTGCGATGAATCACCGAAATTGTGACTAGCCCTGAGCGTTCCCTTGATGTTATCCACTAGTGTATCAAAATCCGACATAGCATCTTCGGCGTTGTTTTGTAAAGAATGATGAAAGACTTGTAAGACAACGGTGTAATCAACGCGCTTCCATCCACCAGTTGCACCACCGATTGCTAAACGGGTTTCGCGCTCGCTCTGAATAAAGATTACGCAAGCAGAACGGCTCATCTGTCCCGCCGTTGCGTTTACTTGAAAATTAATGCGTTTTGGAAAGGATGTGAATACCTGATTGAGGGTGGGGATAGCCGCGCCGGTGAGGTAGGAATAAAGCGTGGAACGGAGATTGGCGCGACCTGCTGCCATTAACGCATCCTTCGGAATGGGGCAAGAAGTTCTTTGGCAAGGGCTAAGTCTGATCCAATAATAGATTGAACACTTGGGCCACTAGAGGCGCGTGTGGTTACTGCCATTGTCAGAGAGTTATCTCCGCGCACCTTGAGGAAGTCAGTTGTAGCCAAGATTGCCGCCTCTTTAACCGCCTGTGGCATATTTCCCACCGCTACACCGGAAGCGTGAGCGTATTTAAGAGCGCCAGTAATAGCCACAGTACTCGATCCATAAATATAAGAAGGCGAAACCACAACCTGCTCGGTATATTGCCCGTCATAGATCGTAACAACAGTTCCGGCAGTCAGCCCAATCGGGTCGATCATGGTAAATGAAGATTGACCTGCCGTAGCGGTTGAAATCAGTCCGTTACAGTATCCGGCGCAGTAGTTATAAGCAGCGTAAATCTTAGAACGCGTAGATGGTGGAAAGCCAAAAGAAAGTGGGCCTTGCGAGCTATAACTGAGTCCGATTTGGCTCATTGGGTAGATGATCTGCGACTTCTCAAACCAGCAAGACTGAAGTGCGCCATCGCTAACTGTAGTCATGTTGGTTGGAACTACGCCATAAGAAAGGGAGTTGAGTGCCACGACATTGTTATAGTCTGGCGAGATAACCATAAAGCCCTCTTGCGTAATGCGTGTGCGCGATTGCTCTTGAAAGTTTTGAGCGATAAGAGGTTGGTTTACATAAATGTCAATCCATGAGGAAGCGCGTTGGATTACGGAAGCCAGTTCCGCATCTTGCTGAGCAGAAGTACCGCCAACCACCAAATTGTTGTAATCAATCGCTGTCGGAGCGTTCTTGTATTCAGCGATTGTCAGATAAGAACCTGATTGAAATTGAGTGATTGGCGATACCGCTGAAACCATTTTTAATCTCCGTCTGTTTTAGGACTTGCTTGATCGTGTCCACACCGCGAACACAACTTAAACCAGCTACCAAATCCGCACTCGGTACAAGTGTACCCTCGCTCATTATCGCCTGTTGTATGTAATGCGAGATTGCTTTCTGTGAAACCTTCAGCCTTCAATGCTTTTATGTCTTGAGGATTTTCTGCGCGGTATAAACCTGATTTGTCTGCGCGTAAAACCTTAGAACCCGATTGCCTTTTGATTTCAACTTCTCTAGCGAAACCATCTCTCGGTACTAATCTACCCATCATTTGCCTCTCTATCAAAGAGGGAGAGAGCCTCGAAAGACCCTCTCCCCGTTATTACTGAACCGACTAAGCGGCGGTGATTCCTGAAACTACGCCATTCCAAGCAGGAGCGGAGCAGAAGAATGTGCCGCGGAAATACGTGGAAAATTCGTACGCGAATTGGGTCACCGGCCATTGTACCCCGAGATAATCTTGCACGAGGTAGTTAGACCAAACATCAGAAACCTCTGTGTCAGGGATTGGAAGCGTGTAAGAAAGAACTGGAGCAACGCCCTGTGGCAACCAAGGATGAACTGTAAGTGCCAAAGACTTTCCTGTTGTTTCGTTTACGATTCCGTTTACAACTGAACCATAGGTAACGCCTGAGGTTTCATCTTGTGAAATCTGCAAGCGGTAGTTAGCGTTTGCGCCACCCTTGATTGCATCTGAAAGTTGCTTGCGGTCTGAACCGTTAAGCAGAATCTCATCTGGATCAGCCTTTACTGAGTTGTAGAGGTTAGCGAATACTGTCTGGAACTCTGTGCCAGGGTTTGTATTGCTGAAGGTAGAGCCGATGTAGTTGTTGTATCCGGTGTTTGCGCCGAGAACAGTTGTCAAGATTCCATCGTAACCTGTTGCATAAGCAGAGGTATCAGCAGCAGCGCGGGTAGCAACTGCACCTGTTGTTGTCAATGGGGCTTGGTTTCCTGTTACTGGAGTTCCTGAACCACCGAGGTTAAATGTCAAGGAAGTTGTGCGACCTTGATACTTAGCGTTAGCAGCACCAGTTGTTGTGCCGACATAGATGTTGTAGCCAAGCGCACCTGTGATAGCAGATGGGATTGTAACTGTAAGCATCTGACCTGATGTGGTAGTTGCTGAACCGACTGCGGAAAGGATTGACTCACCGAAACCAGTTGAAGAGATACCAGCGTCAGCGGTGTAGTAGACATAGTAAGTTGTTGCTGTAATAGCGGTGACCGAACCAGCGGCAGTTGCGCCAGCAACGGTTGGAAGTGTTGGTGCTGCACCAGCGTTAAGTGCGCCAGCGTAACCTGAAGCAGTTCCGCGAGCCATAAGCATCATGCGCTCTTCCATCAACATTGTTGCGTAGAGAGTAGATGTGCTTGAGAGCTGACGGAGATCCTGATACCCAAGACCTGAGAAGTTAGCATCGAAAGAAACGCTATCTGAGAGGCTGTATGAGTTGTAAGGCAAGATGATGTCATCTGAGGTGTAGCTGATCTTTGAACCGCGCTCGTAGTTGATTGAACCAAAAGCGGTGGTTGTTGTTTCGGTGATACCAGGCCAAATCTGTCCTTGTCCACCTGTACCTGTACCTGTGTATCCGGTGATGCGCTTGATACGGTGAGAAGTACCAACGCCCTTCTTGCGAGGGATACGGTTACGAAGTGGTGTTGGGCGAGGTGTCAAGAGCTTTGCAGGTGCTTCGAGGTCGAAGGCTGCGAAAGAAGTTGAGAGTGGGGATGTGAGAGTGATGTCCTTTTGAACATCCTGCATTGCGAGGCGTTGAGCCGCAATAGCGTTGTTCAGTCCAGCAAGAGCATCTGGAGCAAGTGACTTAGTTGCTGCGAGTTGTTCAAGAGCAGCAGTTGTATCAGTTGCAGGTGTCAATCCGCTTGAATTTGGGAGAGCAAAGGACTTATTTAGTTCGCCCTGAAACTCATCCATGAGCTTGGCGGCCTTCTTAGGTGAAACATCATCACCAAAGAGGTCACTAGCTTTAGGTGCTTGAAGTGCCAATTTATTTCCTTTCGGGTTATTCCTCTGAAGGTGTACCAGACTTAGAGAGATATTCCTTCTCTAATGCCTTGTAACCTTTTGCGAGGATAGGGTCTGTGGTCGCTGCTGCCTTGAGGCGATATTCAGCGGCTTTGATTAGGAGTTCGTTTGTGTCAGTTACGGCAACACGACCAGTCCGCTTAGGGCCTGTTGGTGCTACTGCTGACTTCGCAATTACGAGTTCCGATTCAAGAGCCACCGCCTTCTCCTCAGCAGCCTTAGTTGCTGCTTGAAGTTCTGCGATCTCAGCCTTGACACTATCGGTAGCACTCTTTACTGCTTTCTCGATGATAGCCGTTACCGACTTCTCATCAAGAATCTCTGGGGTTTCAGTAGCCTCAACTACCTCATCTGCCTTGATTTCTTCGGCAGGTACTTCATCTGTCTTAGGGGCTTCTTCACCTTCGGCAGACTTTAGGCTTCCTGCGCCTTGTTCTGGAGTGATGATTGCCGCTGTTGAAACATTGGCGACCTCATGGGTTGGTTGTTGTCCAGGGATAACTACTTGAGTCTTTCCATGAGCGTTAGCAACATCGCCACATCCGCACTCTAGGCACTTAGCGTGGTCTGGAGTTGCTGAGAGATTGAGAAGTGCGCCATCTGTTGAAAGCGCGGCATCTGAATCCTCATCTAATTCGCCATCGCGGAAGTTGAAAAGGTGTTTTAGAGCTGAGAGAAGGGTGTCGATGTCATCGCGCTCGTCTGAGTCCATATCTCGCACCTCTGAGGCTTCAGAGATAATGAGTTGGGCGATACCTTTGCGAGCCGCATCATAAGAGGCTTGGTCAAACTTGGTGGAATCGGCGGCGATTTCTTTAATTACTTCAGCGAGCATAGATTTATCCTTTTCGGTGTATTCCTCGACTTTGACGAGTGAGGTTTCGCCCTCGACTGACTTAGCGAGCATGAGTTTGGCGTTCGGGTTAGCAGGGCGATCTACGAGGGAAACCTCGACAATTTGACCATCAATTATTCTGCCGTTAGCGGCTTTCTGGTCGCGTACAACTCTTGGGGCTTTGATACCGATTGAGAAACCTTTGAGGACTCCAGACTCAACCTTCTTGACTGAGATTGGATCAACAACGAGAACTGAGATGTAATGTCCATCGCTCTTTGCTTCGTATTCCTTAGCTACACCAGCAGCGATTGAAGAGTGTTGCTCACGGATGTTTCCACCGGACTTAAACCACTCAGGCATTGCCGATGAGAGCCAAGTGTCATCGCAGATTTGCTGGTCAATATCTAGTGAATCATCTGTCGCTTTGCCGTAAACGAGAAGTGAGCCATCCTCTTGCTTTTCTTGTTTTACGATTGCGGCATACGAATTAGCAAAATCCATTAGTGCTCCTTATGCTGAATAGATAACTGATACCGCACCGGTGGTAGTTCCGGCGGCGGATACTGCATAAATAGTTTCGTTGCCGTGCATCCATACTTGCAAAGTTCCTGAAGTAGCGGCAATTAAGTGTCCACCATCAACACCTGAAGCGGCAGTTGTACTTGCGTCGCCTACATAAATCGCGGCAGTATCGCGGTTTTGAATAGACACCGCTACATAGCCAACGCCATTAGGAATAGTCACTAACGCGGTTGGGCTTGTGCCTACGGTTACATTTGCGTGAATAAGAGCCATTGATTTCCTTCTTTCGGATTATCGTTAAATTGTATCGGTTTTGCTAATCTGTTGCGTTTAGAGCATTGTCAAGTGCGGCTGAGTAGTCAAAGTTTTCGTAATCAACTGGAGTTGGCATTGTTCCGCATCGACAGTTTGGGTGAACGGGTAACTCGTCAGATGAGTAACCATTAGAGAACTCCGCATCCACATCAACTACTTCCCCGTCAATGTCGCACTCATCGCAAGGATCAACGGCTACCCACTCGATTTGCTCAACACCTAACGCGGCATAAGAGTCTGCGCTTGCCTGATTAGCGGCTCTTGAACCTTCGGTAAGAGCAATCATTAAAGAACGCTCAGGGGTGGAAAGCGAGTCCTCAATCATTGAAGCCAACCTTGTAGGGCTTGCGCCTACGGCAAAGCCATCTGCTAACTGATTGCCGAGTAAGTCGTAACTGCTTTTCTTCATGTCTAGGGACTTAATCTTTATGTCGCCAAGCAATTTCTCTAATCCACCAGGAGGTCTGAGTAATGCTTCAGCGGCAGAGTTGCCAGGCTTCCATGTGTCCCAATTAAAAGCGTGTTCAAGTGCCTGTAATGCGAAGTCGCCAGGGTTCCAGTTATGCGGTGGGGCTTTTGTTGCCTTTTTGGATCGCTGTGCTTTACCGAACGCTTCATAAGTAGAAACAATCCCCGTCACATACATCTCGGCGTAATGCTGGCGCAGGGCTGACTCCAAAGCGGTGAAGTCTAGGCTGACATTGTGCATCGCCCACGCCCTAGCCCTTGCGCGGTCTTGCGAGATGAACTCTGAAACAGTTGGGTGGGTCAGTAGGTAATCTTTGACAACCTGACCGCCATCAATACTTCGTTTCAGCGCGGCTCTTATCTTTACTGCCGACCTTGAGGCTATTTGTCCATCGACTTGATGAACTCCTAGAGTCATGTCAGATAAGCCTTAGCCAAAGATTTCATGGTGTCGGTATCGCCATCAAAGTAACAACGATTTAGCGCATCTCCCACGATTGGGTCTAGGGCTTTGAACTCAAATTGGCGAGCGCGTTTTCCCTTACTAGCCCATTTCATAAAGGCTTTGACCTCTAGGCTTGATTCTTTTGCCATGTCGGGTGTTCCTAGCCAGACCGGAACTTGATCCATGCCAAGTAACCACATTGCCAAGAGCCTGTGATGCCCGTCAATGATTGTTTGCTTTTCTCCATCGTCATAAACGAGAGGGAAATTGCGATAAGGCTTGAGTGATTGCCCCATTGTCTTGATTCTGTCGGCTACCTTTTCACGGCTTAGGACTGCATCTGTCCCCTGAAGGGTGGCGACATCGACTAACTTCAACTCGGCCTTCTGCCAAACAGCGGGGTCAATAACTAACTGAGGAACGGCTGTCCAAGGCGACTCAACAAAATCCTCTAGGTCAATATCGCCTTCAACAGCATCTCCAGCGGGGTTAGGTAAAACATTTAAGCGACTGAGAGCAATATCGGCTTCAGCAATAGATGGAACTCCAGCCTTCTCAAAGTCGGGCTTCTCTACTGGGTTAGTCTTTTCATCTGGCTTGGTTCCATCGTCAGGATTTGGCTTTGTCGGTGCCATTGGATCAACTTCATCTTGAACATTTTCAACGCCAGGAGTAGGCGCGGCAGCGTTTACGATTCCCTCTGGGCTAAAGAGGAGGACGCTATTACCAGCGACAAGGATTGGCTGGTCTGCGGCTGGAGTATCTAAGAGGGGAAGTCCTAGCTCTGAACGGCGTTCGTTAATTGTCTTAGTGCCACCGCGTAATTCTAGGTCTGACTTTTTAGCGGCATCTTCGTTGTCGCGGATTTCAGAAATCATGAACTTAAACTCTAACTCGCGTGGCATACCTAAATAGGTATAAGAGATGTTAGTGAGCATCTTAGAAATCCAGCTTGCAAGAGGCGCGACACCGATGTTTTGCGCGGCTTCGGCTTCTCCCGCTTGATGACCGGATGCACCGAGTCCACCTTTTTGACTGAACCCAATTTCAGTTGGCAGAACGCCAAAGTGACCCGTGATTGAGGTGATGAGGTATTCATCTAGGGCTGACTTAAACTTCTCTCCATAGCCTTCGTAGAACTGAGGCTTTAGACCCGATGGCAAGATAAGAGCGCGTTTGCGTTGTTCGGTCTGTCCAGCGAGGTTGTCGTTAATAATGTTTTCGTACTGCTTCATTACAAGTGGGTCATTACCAAAATCGGCATCTGAGGTAAGCATCATCTCAGGGGTTACGCCATCGGTGTATTCAGCGCGTAACCATTGCTGGCGGCGCAAATACAAATCAGCAAGAGGTAGGCAACGCTCTACTGGCGATGAGCCATAAACGGAGTTAGCTCTGCGGTTGCGGATGAAGTAAGAAAGGTCATCTGAGGTGAACTCGCCATCGGCATTTGGATCGTCAGAGTTTACTGAAAACTCA